AGCAGATTAAGAAAGAAGGAATCTAAATGTCCACCTACCTTGATATGGTCAATAATGTACTGACCAGACTCCGTGAGCCTACGGTGTCTTCTGTGCAGGATAACTCTTATTCCAAGCTGATTGGTGTTTATGTCAATGATGCCAAGAGAGAGGTTGAAGATGCCTATGATTGGAACTCATTGACCACTACGCTTACGGCTACCACCACTGATAGTCTATTTAACTATATTTTGACTGGCTCTGGTACACGCTTTCGCGTGATTGACGTTCTTAATGATACCAACGATACGCAGATGAATTATGCTGCTACCGTGTGGATGGATAGACAGTTTCTGCTGGTTCAAAGCGGTAAAGGTGCCCCTGCTTATTATAACTTCAACGGTGTTGATTCTAACGGAGACACCCAAGTTGATGTCTATCCTATCCCTGATGGTGTATACACTCTGCGATTTAACCTGATTGTCCCTCAAGTGGACTTGTCTGCTGATAATGATCGTATCTTGGTTCCTCCTCACTTGGTGAATATGTTGGCTTATGCGAAGGCTATCGCTGAGCGTGGTGAGGACTCAGGTATTCTGTCTTCTGAGGCTTACCAACTGTATCGTCTGTCTTTGGCTGATGCCGTGGCTATTGAGCGTAACCGTTACCTTGAAGAAGTGGTCTGGGTGAATCCGTAATGTCTGAACAACTACTTACCTCCAGTATTGCTGCCCCAGGATTCATGGGGGTAAACACCCAGGATGCTTCTGTGGCCCTGGAGTCAGGCTATGCTACCGTTGCTTCTAACTGTGTGATTGATAAGTTTGGACGTATTGGGGCACGTAAGGGTTGGCTTCCTAAACACTCCTCTAACGCTGATCTGAGCACCGCTAATGTTAAAGCAATCGGTGAATTGATTGCTAATGATGGCTCATCTTACATTGTTGCTGCTGGTAACAATAAACTGTTTAAGTTGGTAGGATCAACTCTGTCTGTACTTACCTACGGCGGTGGCGGTACTGCTCCCACGATTAGTAATGATCGTTGGCAGATGGCTCCTTTGAACGGAGTGATGTATCTGTATCAAGAAGGACATGATCCTCTGGTCTTCGATCCTACAGTGTCTGCAACCACGTTTAAGCGTGTTTCTGAGAAGACTGGATACCTAGGTACGGTGCAGAGTGCAAACTGCGTTATAAGCGCGTATGGACGCACCTGGAGTGCTTCTACGCTGACAGATAAGAACACTATTCAGTTCTCTGATCTTCTGTCTGGTCATGTGCTCAATACCGGCTCTTCCGGTACGCTTAACGTAGCTCAGGTGTGGCCTGCTGGCTCTGATGAGATCCAAGGCTTGGCTGCTCACAACAATTATTTGTATATCTTTGGTCGTAGACAGATCCTGATCTATCAGGGCGCTAACGACCCTACGAATATGTCTTTGGCTGATACTGTTAGCGGTATTGGCTGCTGTGCTCGGGATTCTATTAAGGTCACTGGCGGGGATATTATCTTCTTGAGTGATTCTGGTGTCAGGTCAATGCAACGAGTGGTTCAGGATCGTTCTGCTCCTTTGCGTGACTTGAGCATGAATGTCCGGGATGATCTGGTACAGGCGGTGTCTAGCGAAGTATTGGCTGACATCAAGGCAGTGTATTCTGACAATAATGCTTTCTACCTGCTGGTTCTTCCTGTCACTGGTATCACCTACTGCTTTGACATGAGAGTTACCTTGCAGAACGGTGCTGCTAGGGCCACTACCTGGACTTTGTTGCCCACGGCATTGTTCTCTACACGGTCTAAAGACGTATACATGGGCTTTGCTGGCTTTGTAGGTTACTACACTGGTCACTTGGACAACACCAGCTCCTATCGTATGGGTTATTACACCAACTACTTTGATCTAGGTTCTCCTACAGCTATCAAGGTACTGAAGAAGATCAGTTTCACCATGATTGGTGGTAAAGGTGCTGATGTTATTCTTAAATACGGGTTTGACTACAGCAGTAACTACAGTTCTCAGTTCCTTCAGTTGAGTGGCATTGAGGTGGCTGAATACGGTATCGCTGAATACAATATCGGTGAGTATACCGCTGGTGTTATCTTTGATAACCAGAAGGTTCAGGTTGGAGGAGCAGGTAACATCATTCAATTGGGTATTGAAACAGTCATCAATAACTTTGAGCTTTCTATTCAAAAACTAGATGTATTCTGTAAAGCAGGCAGAACTAGATAATGTTTAAATCTAGTTATTGAAACAACAAGGAGAATAAGAGTGTCGAATTACGTCAAGAGCACTAATTTTGCTACCAAAGATAGCTTAGCATCGGGAAACCCTGCAAAGATTGTCAAGGGAACAGAGATTAACACTGAGTTTGATAATATTGCTTCTGCAATTGCCTCCAAAGCTGACGCTTCTAACGTGGCTTTGACTGGTAATGCAACAGCGGTTAATTTAACGGTATCTGGCACATTTGATGCTACCGTCAACGGAGGGACTTACTAATGGCACTCACACCAGAAGAACAAAAGGCAGTAAGTGGCCTGCTTAGTGGGGGCATTGGCGCTCTCGGTACTCTAGGAGCTGCTCAGTACGGGGCTAGCCAACAGAATCAACTGGCTCAGAACCTCCTGGCTACAGGTCAGCAGGCTGCTCAAGCTGCTCAGTTCCGTCCTGTTGGTGTTACCTCCCGGTTTGGCACTAGTGGCTTCACCTATGATGACCAGGGTAGGCTCACTGGTGCAGGTTATCAGGTGGCTCCTGATGTTGCTGCAATGCGTGAGCGTTTGCTTGGTCAGGCAGGTACTAATCTAGAGCAAGCCACTCAAGCTGCTGGTCAGATCGCTCCTGTGGGCGCTGCTGCTCAGAGTTTGTTTAATCTCGGTCAGGGATACCTTGCAGAGTCTCCGCAAGCGGCTGCTCAGCGAGTGATGCAACAGCAGCAGTCTTTGCTGCAACCCGGACGTGAGCAACAGTTGGCTCAGTTGACCAACCAACAGTTCCAGCAGGGTCGCCTTGGTCTGGGCGTTGGTGGAACCTCTGGTGCTGGCGGTAGCGTGGCTATGGGTGCTTCTAACCCTCAGCTCCAGGCTTACTACAATGCCTTGGCTCAGCAGGATGCTCAGTTGGCTGCTCAAGCAATGCAACAAGGTCAGCAACAGACTACCTTCGGTGCTGGTTTGTTCAATACTGGGGCTAATCTGCTTGGTCAGGTTCCTGCCTATCAAGTGGCTGCTCTGGCTCCGTACACTCAGTACCTCACTGGTGCGAGCACTGCTGAAGCCTTGGGTCAGAATCCGTTGGATGTTTCTACCAAGCTGGGAGCACAGCAGTCCACCTCTGGTGCTAACGTGGCAAACATCTTGAATACTGCCGCTGCAAGAGCGTATACTCCTGCTCAGCAAGCTGCTCAAATGAAGCAACAGGCACTCACTGGCGGTATCGCTGGTTTGTCTGATCCTGTGGCTAAGTTGATTGCTTCTTTTGGAGGTACTTATACAGGCAGTCCAGCAGGTAATACCTTTGATTGGTTAAACCTTAACAATATTCAACCTCAAGATATGTCAGTCTATTTTGATGAGAATGGCGATCTTATCACCGGTTATGATTAAGGAGTAATAATGGCTACAGCAGATCTTTCTGGACTCTTTGGCGGTGTATTAACGCCTGAAGAGCAACAACGACAACTGACTGAAGCTCGTGCAGCTCAGTTTGCACAGTTGGCTCCTTCTCAGCAACTGGCTTTTATGGGATACAAAGCCGGTGCAGGTCTTGGTCAAGGGCTGGCACAGGCCGCAGGCGTGGACATTCAAGACCCATCAATTAAACGTGCCACAATGCTTCGTCAGTTGGCTCAGGGAGTTGATGTTACTTCTATTGAAGGTTTGAAGCAATACGCCCAACGTCTTCAACAGGCTGGTTTTGTAGCGGAGGCTAATCAATTAGGCGGTCAAATTCAATCATTGATGGAATCTCAATCTAAACAGTTCCAACAAACTGCTGCAGGACAAGCAAGTTTAGCAGCGGCAGGAAAATCTAAGTTTGATGTTTCTGCGGCTGGTAAAGCTATTGAATTGGCAAAGACTGGTAAATATACGTCTGAAAGTATTACTGATTATTTGAGTGGTAAAGGGGAATTGGTTTCTCTTGATAAGATGGTTAAGCCATCATCTGAGTTTATTGCCATTGCTAATGAACTTGGTTATGGTGATAAAGCCAAATATGGTGATTATACTCCTGAACAAACAGCCAACATTAATGCTGAACTGCAGAAAAGAGATATTGCCAAGAAAATTGCCGGTGCTAATAGAATGTCCGTCATTCAACAGCAAGAAAGTTCTTTTGCTAAACAGCGTGGTGAATATCAGGCTAAGGCGCTGTCTGAGGCAGAAAGCCAAGCTAAAGGTTCTGCTGCCGCTCTTGATCGTTTAGGCACGATGGAAAGCAAGAACAAAGGAGACATGATTACTGGTCCATTGGCTGGAACGGCTATTGGCGCTGGTCAGTTCTTGTCTTCTATTGGTCTTCTGACACCAAAAGCTGCTGCTACGCTGGCTAACTCTGAGGTTTATGATAAATCAGCTAAAGATCTGGTTATGCAAGATCTTGAAGGCAAGTTGGGTGGCGGTATCTCTAACGCAGATCGTGATTATATTGAAGCACGTATTCCGCAACTTAAAAACAGCCAGCAAGCACGTACTGAGCTTATTGCTAAACTCAAAGAAATTCATAGCAAACGTATTGCATATTATAAGGATATGTCAGCATATGCTAATAAGAATAATAATTTGAATGGTTTTGATTTTGCTATGCAGGCTCCTGCTCAGTCTGGAACTAAAGCTAATCCTATTAAATTGGACTAAGGAAAAAAGATGCCGATTTATGAATATCAAGGTCAGCAGTATGATCTTCCTGACGGATTATCAAACGATGAAGCTTTGGCTAAAATCAAACTTCATATAAACGCTAATCCGACACCGCCTGAAGCGACAGCTCCTGCAGAAACTTCTACGATGGGTGAAGTAGGTCGTCAACTTGGCTTGACTGCTAGGGCAGGTATTTCTGGTCTTTCTTCAGTCCCTAATGCTGTTGCAGACTTTTTATCTGGGGCTGCTAATCTTGGTTTACAAGCGATTGGCTCTGAACAACGTGTTCCTTATTTGTCTCAACTGCAGCAGCAAGCACTTGAGAAAACTTTTCCTACGCCAAAGCCAGGATTAGAACAAAAAGTTCAAACTGCCACTGAAGCTGTGGCAGGTATGATGACTCCTGGCATGAAAGCTCCAATGGCTGAGCAAACAACAGCTAAAGATACGCTTCGTCGTGGCTTGTCTGAGGCCGCTGCAGTTGCCACAGGCGCTGTTGCTGGTGAAGAAACAGCTAAACAGACTGCTGAAGTTGCTGGTCCTTGGGCTGGATTGGCTGCAGGACTTGCAACAGGAACAATCACTGGAAGTGCTGTCGGTAAAGGTTTATATGCACTTACCAGTCCTCGTACTGAACCTGCAACAATTGATAGTATTCGTCGTCGTGCATCTCAAGGTTATCAAGAGATGGATGATGCTAAGATTGCCATTGATAGCAATAGCGTTAAAAATAAACTGATTCCTAAGCTTATATCTACGCTTAAATCAGAAAACTATGATCCGCAGGTTGTTAAAGCTCACGGAGCAATTGAAGATAACTTGAATCTATTAAACAAGATTACTTCTGCGTCTACAATTGATTTTACTCGTCTTGAAAAGGTGCGAGGTGCTTTTAGTTCGCTTGCTCAAGGTAAAGATGATACAGCTCGTTTGGCTAAGGTTGTAACTAATGAGATTGATACATATTTGGCTTCTTTGACACCTAAAGATGTGTCTTCTCAATCAGGCAAAAATGCTCAGGATGTACTTAGTATTCTCAGCAAAGCACGTACTGATTGGAGAAATCAATCTCGTGCTCAGATTATTCAAGATGTTCTTGATTCTGCAACAGCTCGTATTGAAGGAGCAACTGGACCTATTGGAGATATTCTTAAGAGAGGTCTTGTTAATCTTACAGCCAATAAAGATAAAATGAATATGTTCTCTACCAGAGAGCAGAATGTCATTAAAGCGGCAGCTAAAGCTACTGATATGGAAGCCTTGTTGTCAATTATGTCTAAATTTAACCCAGAACGTGGATATGCTCAATCCACAATGACTGGTAGCGCTCTTACAGGGGCTATGCTTGGCCAAGGTCCGGTAAGTGCAGCTAGTTTAGGCTATCTTGGAGCGGCTGGCGCTGGTTATTTATCCGATAAAGCCTTGGCTTCTTTGCGTCAGAAAGAAGTTAAGAATTTGATTGGTCAAATCGCTTCTGGTGAATTGCAAGCACCTAAAGAGGGTTTTGCTGTTCCTGGTCTATTTGGAGCGATTCAAGGTCAGCAATGATCGACCCTATAAGTGCTTTTGCGCTGGCTCAAGGAGCTATCAAAGGTGTAAGGGCACTTACGGCTCTCTATAAAGAAGCCAAACAAGCCGGTAAAGAAGTTGCTGACATAGCCTCAGAAGTATCTGGTCATGTCGGTAAGTTCATGGAGGGCACTGAGAAGCTCCAGAAGATAGAGATTGAGTCCAAACTAGCTCCTCCAGACCCTGCCAAGAGCATCCAAGCGCAGGCTTTTGAGAACATCATGCGTAGGCATGAGTTACAGAAGATGGAGACTGAACTCAGGGAGATGCTTATCTATGAGCTGGATATGCCTGGGGTCTGGAAAGAGTTCACTGCTGAGAGGCACAGGCTTACACTTGAACTTGAAGACAGGATGGCTCAAGAGCTAAAAGAGAAAAGAATAAGAGAGGCTAGACGATCCAAGAAAATAGAGAAGATTAAGATTAAAGCAGCTATATCCATAGCTGTTTTTCTTTGGTTCTTTGTTTTCTCAACCCTAATGTATGGTCTTTATCTAGATGCACAGGAGCGTAGACTACTAGATAAGTTTGATCGTAAACAGTTTGAATATCTGTGGGTCAATGATCCTGATTATGCCGAGTGCTGGAAGGTCTTCCAAGCTACCTCAATGCTCCCAAGTTTCTGTAGAAAGGACTAATTATGTTAACTTTATTGTCTACCCTTATCAGTTTCCTCATGGGTGGCCTGCCTAAGCTCTTGGACTTCTTCCAGGACAGGTCTGACAAGAAACACGAGCTTGCCTTGGCTGCTATGCAGACTGAACGTGAGCTTGCCATGCTTGAAAAGGGCTACGCTGCCCAGGCTAAGGTGGAAGAGATTCGCCTAGACGAGATTAAGACCTCCAGCAGTGCTGAGACTACTCAGGCCATTATCGGTGCTCAGCAGGCTGAGATGCAGGCTCTGTATGCCCACGATATGAGCCTGAATGAAGGTACGTCTCAGTGGGTTAAGAACCTTCGTGCTCTGGTGCGCCCACTGATTACCTATGGCTTCTTTGGCTTGCTTGTGATGATCGATGGTCTTCTGTTCTGGCACGGATTCAAGCAGGACGTAGATTTCACCACATTGGCAGACCAGTTGTGGGATAATGAGACCCAGGCGCTGTTTGCTTCCATTATTGCTTTCCACTTTGGTGGTCGGGCCTTTGGAAAATGATAAGCGACAAAGCCATTGAGATGATTAAACACCATGAAGGGGTTCGACAGCTTCCATATCGTTGCCCTGCTCTGTTGTGGACTGTTGGTGTTGGTCATGTTATTGACCCTAATCATATCAAAGTACCTTTAGAACAACGTAAACAACTTGCTATTCCTGACGGTTGGGATAGGAAGCTTACGATGGAGGAAGTTAATGCGATTCTTCAGAAAGATCTTGAGTCTTTTGTCAGAGGTGTTCTACGTCTCTGTCCTAACACTGCTGCTAATCAAGGCCACCTCGACGCTCTCACTAGCTTTAGCTTCAACGTAGGGCTAGGGAACCTCCAGAAGTCCACCATACGGATGAAATACAATCGTGGGGACATTGAAGGAGCTGCTGAAGGCTTCCTAGACTGGACCAAGGCAGGCGGTAAGGTACTACCTGGACTGGTGAAGCGAAGAAACGATGAAAGAGCACTTTTCTTAGGTGCATAAAAGAGGCCCCGTGAGGGGCCTTTTTAGTTACCAGAAGAAGGTTATTTGAACGAATCCAAGTAATATCACTATACCTGTCTTTTCATATATTTCTTCTTCGTCAACCTCAACGTACAAGGTATCCGCATGAGCGATACCGAATACGAGT